ATTCGCGCAGTGGTGCGCGTGGCTGCGAATTATTAAGAACCAGCTTGGAAGCGTGGAAGCTTACCTGGGTAAGTTGAATCAGGTACAGGCCGACAGCATAGTTAAAATTTGCCGAAAAATATACCTACATAACTACTACACCATAGACAAATGGAGTGGTAAATACTGCCTGGATAATGATAACAGCAGAATGAAATACCTGGCCTACGCCACCTACAAAAACCCTGCTTACAATAACACCACTTTTGAAGTTATACCACTAATCGCAAACAACGAACAGGGAAACGGCACTGGCTTCCAAACCAGCTACTTAACAGACGCGGCAGTAATTTACTGCTACCAAAGCTACCGTAAGGCGTTAACAAATTCCAGCATTCAGTACAAAACAAAGCTGCTGGTTCAATCAATTCAGGTTTATAAAAAACTATAACCATGAAAGGGCTGCGCAAGTGTGGTGTGGTTATAGATAACCATAAAGTAGAAAAGCTGAAGGAACTGGCGGCAGCGGCAGGCTTTGAATTTGAAATAGGCCCTTACGGGGGCGGTGTTTCAACAGCCACCGTAACTACTACCCCAGATCGCTTTCCCGAAGTAACGAAACTAATAAAAAACCTGGAAAATTTTTTTAAGGATGGCAAACGCAAATAAAAGGCTGGTAACACATTTCCTGAACGAAAAAGGCAAAGGCATGGTAAAAAAGCCTGTACCGCAGCGGAATGAAAAGTGTTACTGTGGCAGTGGCCTGAAGTATAAGAACTGCTGTATTTCAAAACTTAAAAACCCGTACCTGGTACGAAAATAAATCGGAAAAATGGAAAAACTTGAAATTTACAAAGCCAAGAACAAACAGTTCGGCTGGCGTTTAAAGGGTAAAAACGGTAAAAAAATTGCCGGTGGTTGCGAAACGCTTCACAATAAAAAAGACGTTGAAGAAAGTATTAACGCTGTTCGCGCTGCATTTATTTCTAATTTAACGATCACGGACTTAACAAAAAAGGCCAAATGAAAGCTAAAATCGAATGTTTACTGGAATGGATCATTCAGGTGAACGCACCAAAAAGGTAAGCAATGGCAGCACCAAAAGGGAATAAATTCTGGGAACAAAGGTCAAAGCACGGGCGCGATCAAATTTTCGCCACACCTGATTTAATGTGGGAGGCTGCCTGTGAATACTTTACCTGGTGTGAAGAAACCCCGCTTATAGAAATTGATTTTGCAGGAAAAGATGCCAGAAAAGTTGAACGTGAAAAAATGCGCGCCTTCACCTTAAAAGGACTTTGTTTATTTATTGGGGCTAACGAGGTGTATTTCAATCACTTTGAGGCAGAACAGAAAGCAAAAAAAGGGGCCGAAGCTGAAGGTTTTTGTAAGATCATTACGCGTATAAGGGATGTAATTTTCACCCAGAAGTTTACAGGGGCCGCTGCTGGCCTTCTTCACCCGAACCTTATCGCCCGTGAACTGGGCCTTGCAGAACGCCAGGAACACATAGTTAAAAACTTAGGGAAGGACATACCTGAAGAATACGTTTAACCATGCAGCCTTCAGCCATACGCTTTGACCGCAAGTGGTTTAACCCGCTTTACTTCATCCTGAATCACATTATTAACGACCCCACCATTCGCACCGTTCTGGTTTATGGTGGTAAGTCTTCCGCAAAAACGGCCAGCATTTGCCAGCTGCTGTGCAAAGAAGCCATAACCAAAACCGCCTCCAGTATAGCCTTCAGAAAAGAAAGTGCCAGCATTCCCACCACCCTGAAGAAGTCCTTTAAACTGGCCGTGGAAACTACACGCCTTTACCCTGCCTTCCAAATACAGGACAGGCGGTTGCTGGCTGACAATAAAGCCGAAATAGTTCTGAAGGGGATCGATAGCGAAGAAAAGGCAAAGGGAATTGAAAGCTATAAATACCTGTACCTGGATGAATTGAACCACTTTGAAGAGGCAGAATACAGGCAGTTTAACCTTTCGCTTCGTGGAATAAAGGGCCAGAAAATATTCGCCAGCTGGAACCCAGTAGATGAGAATAGCTGGGTTAAAACCATGCTTATTGACCCAGTGGAATGGCTGGAAACAAACTATTCGCTACCATGCCCGCACAGCTTTGTAAGAATCAGCAAGGACGGTAAAACCGTGTTAATTAAAACCACTTACGAGGACAATTTTTGGATCACCGGCAGCGAAAACAAAAGCTGGACTGTGGCTGGCCAGCAGTACACCACCGATTCTACATACGGTTACAGGGATGAAAACCTTATAGCTGAATACGAAAAGGAACGTGTTCTGAACTTCAACAGTTACAAGGTTAACGTGCTGGGTGAATGGGGTAAAACGGTTTACGGTGGCGAGTTCCTGAAGTGCTGGAAAAGCGAAAAGCACACAGGTGTTTACCCGTACGACAAAGACCTGGCCGTGTGGCTTTCCTTCGATGAAAATACAGTTCCTTACTTTCCATGTGGTATTTTCCAAATAAGCAACGACCAGAAAACGTGCAGAATGATTGATGCCATAGCACTTGCGAACCCAGAAAATAAGGTTCCTAACATGGTGGCCACTTTAATCAGGAAGCTGAACCAGTGGCAGCACGAAGGTAAAATTTACATTACAGGGGATGCCACGAGCCAGAAGGAAGATGTAAAGCAGGAAAAAGGCCACGATCTGTTCAGACAAATTATTAACGGGCTTACTGCCTACCAGCCGAACAAAAAACCGGTTTACAAACCAGAACGTAAAACGCCAGCTTCAAACCCCAGTGTGGTAATGAGCGCGGAGTTCTTTAATTCAATTTTGGAAGTGAACACGCAGGGCCTGAACTTCGGGGCCGACAAAGGGTGCAGGAAGGCCATTGCTGATTTTGAAAACACGAAGGAAGACAAAAACGGGAAGGTGGACAAAACTACCGTTGAAGACCCGCTTACTAAAATACGATACCAGCCCTGGGGCCACTTCGTGGATCTAACAAGATATTTTATTTGTACTGCCTTTTCCAAAGAATACCACGCCTACCAACGCAGCACACTGGGTACAAACATTAAAACAAGTAAAAATCTGGGGCAGTCAAACAGCTATTAACTGACACAAATAGCGGCCATTCAGAAAATTTTTGTATAAAATTGTGGGGTTAAAACAGCAGGCTAATGTATTTAATTCCAAACGACTATACACGGCAAATTCAAACCGTTCAGCTTAATGCACTAAGCACTTCCAATTCAGCAGTCGTTAAGGCCCTGGAATTAACCGTTCAGGAAGAAGTTTGCAGCTACCTGGTGCAGAAGTACGACACCAGTATGGAGTTTACTGATACGGTTCCGTGGGATATTTCTACCGCTTACAAAGCACTGCGAAGGGTGTACCTTGATGCAGCTGCTTATTCAGCTACTTCTACCTATGCTTTGAATGCTTTAACGCTTCAGGCCGGTAACGTGTACCGCTGCACAACACCCATAACAGTACCTGAAGTGTTTACACTTTCAAATTGGACGCTGCTGGGAACACAATACCAAATTTTTTACGTTAAGGCACCGCAGCCGGTGTGGGATGCAAAGACCTACTTCGCCACTGGTTCCAGTGTTTGGTGGAAGGACAAAGTTTACCCCTGCATAAATGCTAACAGTGGTTACGAACCTGGAACACAGGCCGCAGTAAGCTACTGGGGAAGTGGAACAGATTTTTCGATCAGTGCAGGTGTATTGCCTACAAATACCACCTACTGGGAAGCTGCGGACAATAGAAGCCAGCAGCTTGTTACCTACATGGTGAACATGGTTATTTACTACCTTTCAAAGCGAATAGCCCCTAACAACGTACCACAAATGGCCGTTGACGCCTACGATCTGGCAAAGGAATGGCTGAAAAGCATTGCAGGAATGAAGGACGGAGTAACAGCAAACCTGCCACGGCTTCAACCTACTACAACAGGCCAGCGTACACGAATGGCTTCTTCACAAACCCGCAATCAAAATTTTTACTAAATGAAGGAACTGGCTACCGCAAAAGGCGATTACATAAATATTAAGAATTACTTCTTACCCACCGAAAGTACACAGGGGAATGTGCCGGTAAAAGGCAGCGTTAGTAAGGACTTACGTTACGCCCAAATAGCACCCATAGTATTCAGCAGGGCAAAACAAACCATTCAAAGCTGGCGCGATGCAATTTATGAAGCTGAACAGGGAATGGTTCAGTTTAAACAGCGCGTTCAAATGCAGCGTATTTACCTGGACGTGGTTCTTAACGGCCATGTGGAAGCCTGCATTAAGCGGTACAAAAGGCTGGTAACTAAAAAGGGTTACGATTTTCTTAACCCCGATGGAAGCGTGAATGAAGTGGTTAACAAACTGCTTACAAAGGACTGGTTTTTTAAAATAATTGATGCCGACCTTGATTCGGACTTCTTCGGCTATTCCCTTGTTAACTTCAGCGATGTGGTTAATAACGAACTGTTCAGCCGCGACCCATTCGGAAACCTTGCACCTATTAAAACCATGCCACGGCCCTGGGTAAGCCCAGACCGTATGAACGTGGTAAATATTCCATACAATGTGGTGGGTATTCCCTTCCGCGATACTTCCTTCAGGGACAATAGTGGTAACTGCCCATACGACTGGACGTTCTGGTTTAGCACACCTTCCGAAATAGGAATCAGCGAGTGCGGTTACGGCTTGCTTTACAAAATTGCACTTTACGAAATTTACCTTCGCCACCTTGTAGGCCAGGAAGCTACATTTTACGAACTATTCGGAAGCCCTGCACGCTGGGGAAAGACCGACAAAACAGGCGATGAACGCGACACGTTCTTCAGCGACCTGTTTAACATGGGAAACAGTGCTACTATTGTTACCGATCCACAGGACGAAATTTCGCTTATTGACACCCGTAACACAGGAACCGGCTATCAGGGCTTTGAAAGTTTCCAGAACAGGCTGGAAAAAGCTATAACAAAAATAGTGTTCGGCCACGAAGATGCAATGAGCAGCACACCAGGTAAGCTGGGCTTGAACGAAGAAGCGAATAAGGCCGTTAAGGAAACGGAATCAAATAGCTGCCGAATACGCGAACACAATGTTAACACCGAAGTGTTACCGAAACTGCGAAAACTGGGCCTTCCTATTCCTATGGGTATTACCTTCAAAATTCGCAACGTAGAAGAAGCTGAAGAATTTCGGGCCAGGGAGGATGCCAGCAATAAAGTAACGGCTGAAATAGCCCAAACTTTAAAAAATGCAGGCTTAAAAATGGATGCTGAATATTTTACCGAACGCACGGGAATACCAGTAGAAGCAATTGAAGAACAGCCTGAACCAGAAGTTCCTGGCGAAATATTAAAAAAAATAAAAAACATTTATGCTGAATCTTAAACAGAAACAATACGCTTACACCCAAATAAATAACTGGGAAAGCACTGGAAACGTGGCTGTGGACATGGTGGCTACGGCTGTAAGCGTTGAGCGAAGAATGCAGCGCGCTCCCAAAACCATTTACCTGAACGCCCGCTACTACGATATGTTTATGCTGTGGTGTAGCTTCCAGCACAAAGCAAAGAAGTTAAGCGATGAACAAATGGCCATTATTGAAACACAGGGCGCAACCTTTGACGATGTGGCAATTCAGAAAAGTGATATTTTAACCGGTGCGAAACCCTTGTTAATAGAATACTGGCCAGCAAACCCAAATGAAGTTAATTGATTATACAGCAGAACAGTTAGTTCGTGAAATTTATGGCGGCAGCGTTGATGTAAATAACCTGCCCGTAGACCTGTATAAGCAAATAGCCAATAAACTTAAAAGTGGTTTGTTTGAAGGCTTCGGTGGAACACCAAAAGACTTTAACCCATTCCAGCCAGACGGCAAACTTCTGGCCGAACTTCAAAATAACATTTACATTTTCAGCGCGGCAAAAACCTACCAGCAGGTGCGGGCCATGAGTGCTGAAGTAGGCCCAGCGAAAAACTTCAAAGAATTTAAGGAAAAGGCCACGACTATTTTCGACACCTTTAACCAAACCTGGCTAAAAACCGAATACGATACCAGTATAGGAATGGCCCAGAACGCCCGAAAATGGAACGAATTTGAAGCGGACAAAGATGTGTTTCCATTGCTGAAGTACGATGCTGTACTGGATCGTAACACCAGCGAAATATGCAAGCCGCTGGACGGGATAGTTCTACCGGTAGGTCACCCGTTCTGGTCTACACACGCACCACTTAACCACTTCAACTGCCGTTGTATGCTGGTGCAGGTTAGTAAGCACGAAGGAACCAAAGAAACAGAATCCGAAAAGGTTAACAAAGCAGCTAAAGAAACTGGTAAATTAATGAAGCCTTTGTTTAAAATGAACCCAGGAACCGATAAGGTAGTATTTAAGGAAAAAGGCCCAGGTAAACACCCGTATTTTGAAGTAGCAGCCAAAGACAAAAAGCTGGCCGAAAGGAATTTTAACTTACCAATACCAGAAACAGGCCCAGGAAAACAGGCTGCTCCAGCGAAGAAGGAAGTACATTGAAACACTTTTGAAATGAACGAATACTTAAAAAAATACCCGAACCAGCAGCAGGACGTGGATGCCTTACTTTTTTCGTTGGGTGAAGAAAAAACTACCGAACTTTGCGCAAAAGCAATTAAGGACGGTAAGCGTTTAAAAGTAATGAACGACCCACGTAACCTTGACCTGGTAACTTATAAATTTGTGTAAATGGCTACAAGTCCCTGGGGTTTGGACGATCTGGAATCGAAAATGGCGCGAATAAGGCGCGAAGTTCCTATGGAAGTGGCCCTGGTAACACAAAGGTACTTTGAGGACAGCTGGCGAAAGCAGGGCTGGGATGGTAAAAGGTGGAAGGAAGTACTCAGGCGAATACCTGGCACCAGTGCCTATAAGTACCCTAAAAAAAGGGGCCTTGGAAGAAGAACGCGGTCTATACTTGATCAGACAGGAAGAACGCGCAGGGCGTTTGCTTCTACCAGTAGAAGGTGGGAACGTATTGAAATAATAAATAGTTCGCCACAGGCAGAATTTCTGAACGAAGGAACGGAAAACATGGTGGCACGTACTTTTATAGGGCAAACAGAAGAATTAACGCGAAAGCAAATTGATATCATAACCAAAGCAATAGACGCTATTTTTAAATGAAACTATTTTTAGAAAGCATTTTTACACAGCTTCGTACTTATGCACCCAGCATTAAGCACATGGCCGTTTATAACAGCCAGTACGAAAATATACGCGATCCAGATCCGGAAAAAGGCTATTTGTTTGAAATGCCAGCTGTATTTATTGAACTGGATTTAAGCAGCATTAAGCAAATGGGTGGTGGCTACCAGTTAATAGAACCGCTTCCTGTTACTGTTCATATTGTGGTACAGGAATTAGACAGCGGAACCGGAACCCTTGACCAGAATTACAATATTTTCGATGTGAAGGACGAAGTTCTTCTGGCCCTGCAAACATTCAGGCCATACCAGGGTGGGCAAATGTTCAGGGGAAGCGAATACCAGGATTACACCCACCAGAATATGTATGTTTACAAACAGGTGTACATTACAACTTATGTAGATCCTGTTCCTAAAGATATTATTCGGGGTATTGAAGCCACCACGCCACCCATAGAAATAATTAATACTTTTGAAAACGAAACCGATTACTTATTAACCGAAGACAGCCGAAAAATTGAAACTGAAGCTGGCGAAAAAATAACCATAGAAACATGACAAAAATTAGTGAATTGCCAATAGCTGCAACCATTGACGGAACAGAATACTTTCCACACGTTCAGGACGGTGTAACAAAAAGGTCTTTAATTTCAAAAATACTTGATTTAATAAGGCCCTATAAACTTTATTCTGTTATTCTTAACCAAAGTGGTGGAGTTGCGCCTGTTCCTATTGTTCAGCAAAAAACTATTAATGAAAATTTTTCATTTGAATACCAGGGCGCAGGTGTTTATTATTTAACAAAGGATGGCGGAGATTTTGACCCAGAAAAAACACAGGTTTTTATAGGAACCGCCACCAGTGCTGGAAGTACTGTTAACTGTTATATGTTAGGAACAGGTATTTACATAAATACCACCAAAAGCGGCAGTCCTGCCGACAATGTTTTGGTAAACTGCGCGTTTGAAATAAGAATCAAAAATTAAACACAATGGCCAGAAGCACTGCACAAATAAAGTCCCAAATGATCGCCCAGAAAAATGCTGAAGCAGCACTGGCCGGTTTAACCAGTACCAGCACCACTGCGATGTGGAACCTGTATATTTTCCTTATGGCTTCAGCTATTGCTATTTTTGAACAAATACTGGACGTGTTTAAAAGTGAAAACGAGGCCGTGGCCGCTGCTGCGAAAGTAGGCGCGCCCAGGTTCATACGGAAGAAGGTACTGGAGTTCCAATACGATGGAACAACGCCACAGGTAGCGCAGTTTAACCCAGACTACACTGTTACATACCCAATAATAACGGAACAGTTTAAAATACTTACCAGGTGCAGTGTAAGTACCACAATTAGCCGTAAGTATTTGGTAAAAGTAGCTAAGTCTGAACCGCCTGTTCCAATAAGCGGAAGCGAAAAAACCGCGTTAACTGATTACATTGGTTTGTTCAATGGTGCAGGGCTGGCTTATGAAGTTGTAAGCACCGACAGCGATAAAATTGAAGTGGTAGGAAGCATTTACTACGATGGCCAGTACAATGCTGTTATAGCAGGGTTGGTAAAAGCGGCCATTAACACTTACCTGGCTAACATTGACTTTGATGGCACATTAAGCATTCAGGCCCTTACCGATGCAATTCAGACGGTGAACGGGGTGTTTGATGTTCGTTTGGAAACTGTACGGGTACGCCAGAACGCTACTCCCTACGTGGATGGAATAGAAATTTATAGTCTGGCGAATGCAATTAACACGGTAACTTATAATACTTTTGCTGGGTATATTGAAGAAGAAACAGAATCAGGACACACCTTTGCAGATACCTTAACCTTTGTAGCGCAGTAAAATGGCCCCACAAATAAACTTTAACAGCTTCTGGATAAACAACCTGCCCACACGTAAGCGAACACCGCGAAGAATAGCGCGTGGTAAAGTATATATGAAGCCGCTGCAATGGCTTCACGATATACTTTTCGGCAGCTACTATACTGGGGACTTCATTCATGGGGCGTTTGATATTTTAACCGACTATTCAGTTGGTGACCGCGTTCAGTATGGTAAGGCTGTTTATGAATGCTGGGTGGATTGCCTTGGTGTTCTTCCTACTGAACAAAGTAACTGGGTTCTGGTTCAGGAAAAGTTTACTGGTTTGTATGGGAGGCTTCGCCAGAATGCGCAAAAACTTTGCTTTGAATATGCGTTAAATGAATGGTTCGGGACTACATTTCGCCAGCCAGTGGTGGGAATTTCTGATATTTTCATTGAACAAATTGAAGACACCCCAGTGTTTCACGTTGGAATTATAGAAAACGAGAGCAGCTACGTGGACGTGGATGGATCCACAGCATTTGAACCGGTACATAACGCTGATTTTGATGTAATAACTTACCAGTTTGCTATTCATATTCCAGTGGCTGTTTACAATGCACTGGGAAGCACAGCTTTAATTCGCGAAAAAACGGTTCGCAGGTTTGCCGATACAATAAACCTGGCAGGAATTAATTATAATATTGTAACCTACTAATAAAATGGGAAAAGAATTAAAAACTTCAGACATAGTAACAGGCGCAGCTATGCCTATAAAAAAAGGAACCCTGGACTTCCTTCAGGCTGCATTCAATGAACCGGTAGAGGATATTTTAAAAGCACTAATAGGGTTTAGTAGCGGCTTTGTTGTTCTTCATGGATGTGTTAACACAGGTGGAACGCTTCCAACAGAAACAGCCACAATTTCGGCAGGTTCTATTTTTGACACTGCAACAGGTAAGCTGTACCGTGTTCCAGCTGCCAGTTTCGTTATACAAGCGAGCGAGGCCATTGTTGGAAACATTGTAGAAACAAACTACACAAACGCTGCCGAGGCTGATCCTGTTACATTTACAAACGGTGCAGCACACAACGTGCATATAATTAAAACCATTGTTTTTACAAGTGAAACAGCAGGAAGTGGCGATGTAGACTATTCTGATTTAGAATTTGTTTACAAAAAGGGATCTTACACGCCCACATTAGAAGCGTTTGATTCTTCAAATGTTTCACTGGGTACCATAACTGGTTTTACTGGTAACATTTTTTATTCTTACAATTTGTTCGAGCGAAATTTGGCGTTAAGCGTTCGTTTGCTTGATGTAGACACCCCAGCAAACACAAATTACATAAGAATTTCTTTACCGATTACTATTCCAACCGGAAAAACAATATTTGGCTCGGCTTATGTGGATATGTATATCCCAGCAGGATCAATATATAACAGTAATGCTTATATTTCATTAAGCAGTACAGGTGCAGGTGACGCCTTTGAAGTTAGAAAATTAATTAAAACAGACTATGGGGCGTTAACAAGTGCTTCAATAATATTTGCAATAAATATGAGAATTATATAATGGTAGTAGAAACAAGGTTTATAATGAGGGGCTATGTAGGATGTACTATATTCCCGTTCGTGTTTATTCGCAAGGGGCTAAAGAACAAAGATGTAATAATCAACCACGAAAAAATTCATTTGCGCCAGCAAAAAGAACTACTGGTAATTCCTTTTTTTATTATTTATATTCTAAACTATACTGTGAATATTGTACTGTACAGGAATTTAGATAAGGCGTACCGAAATATTATTTTTGAAAGGGAAGCATACCAAAACGAAAAAAACATGGACTACTTAAAATAAATATACCTTTGCACCGTATTGGTTAATTATTAAAATAGGTTACAGGCCCAGTAGAAATGCTGGGCTTTTTAGTTAGTATGAATTTTTGTTTCTGTTCAGCTTTTCCACGCTCTTGTCGTAGTTAGCTATAAGCCTTTCCTGTTCTTTTTCCGGCAGACTTTTAAAGTGATTCGTTATTATTTCACAGGCTATTCCTGTTTTGCCCTTTCCAGTTTCAGCCACTGTGGTTATAAACATTTTATAGTAACGTGGGTGCGGGTAGGCTGTTATTCTACGGTAGTAAGGTGTACCCAGGTCGTTAGGTGGCTGATTTTCTTCCATGTTTGGCTTGCCAAATTGTTTTGGTTGACACAAAAATATAAATTAGTTGACACAAACAAATAGCTGGCTGTTAAAACTTATGAAATTTGTGCCATGCAAACTGAAGTAGCTACACAATTTACACTAAACCCCGCCTCTGACGAGCCTATTATGATGCTGGATAAGCACATTGGGTACGATGAAAAGGAAGGCATGGGAATAGACGGTTCCTTGTTCGCTGCTGAACTATACGCCCTTGCTGAAACAAAAAAACGCGTTAAGGTTTATATTAACAGCGTAGGTGGTTCAGTAATTCAGGGAATGCAAATTTTTAACGCTGTACTGGATGCGCCCTGCATGGTTGATACCTATAACATAAGTGTAGCCGCAAGTATGGCCGCTTGTATTTTCCAGGCAGGAAGAAAACGCTACGCTTACGACTACTGCATGACCATGATTCACAATGTACAGAACAGTACAGGGAACGCAGAAAAGGCTTTTAACGCTTCGGTTACTACCATGCTGATGCGAAAAACTAATAAGGAAGCCGATGTGGTTGAAAACATGATGAAGCGTACCAGCTGGTTAAGTGCTTCAGAATGTATGGAAGCTGGACTTTGCGATGAAATAATTAAAAGCGGGGATAAAAACCGCCCGAAATTAACCGCAACAGACGAGGCCCGCGCCATGTGGTTAGCCGCCAGAAATTCTTTTTCAGACGAATTTAATAATCAAAACAAAAATAAAATGGACTTAACCAAAGTTACCGCCCGCCTGAACCTTGTGGAAGGCAGCACACCCGAAGCAATAGTAAAAGCTATTGAATTGATCGAAAACCGCGCCACAACCGCAGAAGGAAACCTGGCCAAAGAAACTGAAAAGGTTACGGCCCTGAAAACGGAACTGGCCACAGCACAAAAAGAAGCTACCGAAGCAAAAAATTCTTTAACTGAAATTCAGAACAAAGAAAATGACGCCAAAGCTGCTGAAGTTGCTGCCGAAGCAAAAACAGCCGTAGAAGCTGCTATGGTATTAGGTAAAATTACTGGTGGCGATGATGTAAAAAACGCCTGGATCGAAGAATACAAAGAAAAACCAGCAGCTACAAAATTGAAACTGGAATCTTTGGCCGTTAACAAAACCGGTAGCAATTTGCAAACCGAAGTGAATAACAGCACAACCTTGAAAAAGGCCGGTTCTTACGCCCAGGCTGAAATGATCGCAATCGAAGCAAAACTTCGTGTAGAAGACGTAAAAAAGTAATCCCCGAAAACAAAAATAGCAATCACAAAAAACAACAAAAAACAAAAACTGAACATGAAAAAAATTAGCTTCACCCGTTTAATTCGGTCAATAGTTCTGATGGCTATTGTTAGCACCTTCCTTTCCTTTGCAATTACTGGCGGGGATGCGTTTGTTTACGCCTTTAAAATTGCAGCAATATTTTCAGCAATAGGCTTTATTCGTGGAATGCTTGGCATTTCAGTACCTGTGCGCCACGGTGCGCTGTACGATGATGGCTTGGTGATCAACGATACCACCTATGCAGGTGAAGCAGCCAGTTATATGCTTACCCGTGCGGTAGTTGGTTCAGATACGGTTCAGAAGGGCGTAGTTCACGTTCAGGACGGTATTAAGAAAAAATATACCATTCCACGCGTTGAAGTAGCTGATTTTATGCAGCGTAGGGCCGCAACGCCTACCAGCAAAGGCACAATGACCGTTGATGCAGCAAGCCTGGAACCAAAGGACGTAATGCTTTACACTGAATTTAACCCGCGCGACTTTGAGGCCCACTGGTTTGCTACCCAGTTGGAACCACGCCTTTTGGATGCCACACTTCCACCAACAGCGGAAAACTTTGTTATGCTTCAGCAAATGAAGCGTTTAAATGAATGGTTCGAGACAGCGTGGCACCAGTCACGTATTCAGTACGATCCTGAAGGTGATAATGTTGATCCTGCAACCAAAGGCGCGCCAGCAAGTGGTTCACCACTTTACGACAGCGATGGCACTGTTTCCATGTTCTACTGGGATGGGTTCATTAAAAAGGCCCTTGCCGATACAAACACCATTGAAATACCTTCTGCGGTAGCTTTAACAGCTTCAAACATTCGCGACAAATGGTCTTTGGCCATTGATTCTTATGCGCCTAAAGCGTTGCTTTTCCGCTACGGTAAAATGGGCTTAAAAATTGTTTGCAGCTATGCAGATAAAAACAAATACGAAGAAGCACTTCGTACCGACACCTACAAAAATATTGATAGCACAGAAACAGCAGCAAACCGCTACCGTGGTTATGATGTAGTTCCGTGTGCAGGTATTCCTGAAAATACTTTTTATGTGGTTATTGCCCGCCCTGATACAGAAAGTAATATGTGGATCGGAATTAACAGCGTGGACGACAATACGCTTCAGTTACAACGCTTGCAGAATAACAGCGAACTTTATTTTATTAAAGGGCTGTTTAAAGCTGATACCACTTTCGGTTTTTACGATCAATTAGTATTGTACACAACCCAAAGCAACTAATAAACCCGCTGAAGTATAAATAAATTTAAAAAAACCTTATAAAACAAAAATGAAAACTTTAAAAATTTATCTGGCCATTGCCTTTGTTTCTTTGCTTTCAATGAATGTTGAAGCACAATCTACGAGCCCGCGTTTCGGTACTGCCGTTCACAGCGATAATACTGGCCGTGTACTTACCTATAATGTGGTAACTACCAACGATGCAGCCGGTAACGACACCATTACCTGTATGCCAAACGCCTGGGAAACGATCATTCGCCCCAGTTCAAACCTTACCGATAGTGTAAACATTCGCGCGAAGGTTACAAAGGCGAAAATGGGCGACTACCTTACCGTTATTATTAATAAAGGATCTGGGGCAGGTGCAGTTCGGTTTATGAGTACCTACTTTGTAAACGATGTCACCACTAACAGGTACACAATAGCGGCCAGTAAAACAAACATTTTTAAGTTTCAGTTTAACGGTGCTAAGTGGGTAATGTTCTGTAAAATGGTACAACCGTAATAGTAGTTAAAAATAGTATTCACTTTAATACATAAAACAAATGTTTCCCGAAGAACTTGTAAAACACGTTGAAAGCACCACAAATGCTTCCTATTTCGTAAACGAAGCTGGCCAGTGGCGCGGAAGTGCTGCGAAAGGCTTTGAAGAATTAAGCCGCGAAGAAATTCTGGGCAAAAAATCTGCTAAAAAAGCAGAAGCCAAAGCTAAAGCAGAAGCAGAAGCAGGAACAAAATAAGTTTTAACCCATTTCTTTAAATTACCACGATGCAAATACCAAGCGTTAAAATTCTTAATGGTTCTGGTGGCCTTGGCAGACCACCTGCTGGCCAGGATCACATAAGTGGTTTGATTGACTATTTTACCACGCTGCCCAGCGGGTTTGATAGCAGTAACCGAATTAAAAAGGTAAATTCTTTACCTGCTGCCGTTGCGCTGGGTATTAACTTCGACTTCACCGATGGAACAGCCGGAACTGGAACTATACAGTTTACCGCGCTTGGTGCAAATGGCGACACCGTTGCCATGAAGCACACCAACGTAAAAGGTGAAGTAGTGGATCTGGGAACCTTCACAAAGGATTCATCCCACACCACGCTTACACTGGAGGCCACTGCCGCAAAAAATATTATTAACGCAGGAACCAACGTACACGGTTACACTGCCACTTCTTCCACCGATACAGTTACAGTTACGGTTCCGAAATTTAACGGGGTTTATGCTGGTGTTTTGGCCACTACTATTGTAGGAACCATTACTACTACTGTGGTGCAGGTTACTGGTGGTGCAAAGTCGCCTATCGCTGCTCTATATTACCACATTTCTGAATTTTTCCGAAAAAGCCCGAACGGTGAACTTTATGTAAGCTGCCAGGACAGTGCCTACGGCACAAACTTTGTTGAAGTAAAGGATCTGGTGGACTTCGCTGAAGGGCGTATTCGCCAGGTAGGGGTTATGAATAACTTAACTACCGCCTTTGCTACTTCCCAAATTACAAAAATTCAGGCCCAGTGCGATGCCTGCTTTACGAATAACCGCCCAATAGTGGCACTTTTCGCTCCTGAAATTACCGGCACAGCTTCCCTTTCCAGCCTTCCAGACCTTAGTGGTTTGGATTCAGAAATGGTGGCCACGGTGATCAGCCAGGACTTAGGTGGTGTGGGTGGATGGCTTGCGCTTTCATTAGGAAAGTCATTAACCGACCTTGGTGCTAAGCTGGGAACACTTGCTTCTTCAAAGGTAAGCGATTCATGGGCATGGGTAGCACAGTATAACATGACTGACGGCACAGAATTAAATACTGTGGGCTTCAGTAACGGTGTAAGTTTGGCCACAGCAGAAAACTTGGGCCTTCTTAACCAGTTAACCAGTTATGCTTACTGTTTCCTTAGAAAAATTACCGACTACGTTGGTACGTTTAATAACCAACCAAATACAGCTACACTGGAAAGTTCAGACTACCGGTTTTTGTATTTAAACCGTGTAATTCAGAAGGCTGGCAGGCTTGAAAAGTTCGCCATGACACCTTTTGAAAGTAGCCCAGTGGTGTTAAAGCCAAACGGTGAACTTTCAGACCTTTCTATTGAAACTTTTAAATCGGCAATAGGACAGCAGTTGGATATAATGGTGCGCGATGGTGAAATTTCAAACTACCTTGTTACCATTGACCCCACACAGCTTATTCTTCAAAACAATAAGGTGGCTATAACTGCTAAATTACAGCCGGTAGGTGTGGCCGACTTCATAGAAGTAACTAACCAATTCACTTTAAAAATAACAGCGTAAAATGGCAGTAGTATTAAAAAATGGTGTTGCATATAGCTGGGGAAGTATTATTTTTCCTGTTGCTGGTGTTCCGATTGTAGGCGTTACCAAAATAGCTTACAAGGCTATGCAGGAAAAGAAAAACGGCTACGGTGCAGGATACGAACCTGTAACGCGTGAATACGGAAACAAGACCTACGAAGGTGCAATTACAATAAAACGCGAAGAACTTAATCGCCTTATTTTGGCTGCGCCCGATGGCGATATTACAAACATTCCACCTTTTACCATTCCTGTTATTTACCAGGATGGCACAAGAGTGGCCCCACGCGTTGACGAATTAAAAGCAGTTGAATTTAAAGGCTTCGATCAAACAGCAAACCAGGGAAACACTTCTATTGATGTGGAACTGGAACTGGTAATCGGTGGCATAACCAGCAAGTAATGGAAAAAACAAACGCCTGGGCAGAAGAAACCCAGAAGGCCTTAGAGGAAAAATTTTCTGCTGAAGCTGGAAAACCAGTTAAGGTTCACAAATTCAAATTTTTTGGTACTTCAAAAGAGGACGTGGCTTGGCTTTTCGTTAAAGAACCAGACCGATTTACAAAAATGCAGGTTATGGACTTGAGTGTTCAAAGCCTTACGCAAGCCGGTAACTTATTAATTCAAACCTGTGGTGTTCAGGAAGGGTTTAGCGATCCGCGTTTTTTCGATGAAAACCAGGAAAACGACAAGCTTTGGCTTGGTGCTATAATGAAGGCTTCAGAATTGGTTCAGTTCGCCATAGCTGAAGTAAAAAAAAAGTAAATGAGGGCTACTTAGAGCAAAATAATAGGTTACAAAACACGGATGGCGATTTACACAAAATGAAGGTGTGGATTCGCCATTTGTTGCATATAGACGCGGACAAATTGAACGCTGAAGAATTGGGCCACCATTGGGCCGACTGTGTGTTCCTGCTAAAACAAAAAGGTTATGAGTTCGATTAATAAAGATGTAAAATACACGCTTAGTTTGAAAGACCTGCTTCTGGCTGGTGTTCAGAAGAATAAGCAGGCAATGAACGAACTGGACGCCAGCGTTCAGCATACGCAGAAAAGTCTGGGAAACCTTTCAACTATTGCCAGAATTGCCAGACGTGCGCTTGCTGGTATTTCTTTGGGCCTGTTCGCCCGTAACGTTTACGATGTGGGTACTGGGTTTGAAAATGCGCAAATGGGGTTAAAAACCTTACTTAAAACTACTGAAGCCGCGGACGATTTATTTAACAAAATACGCCAGGACGTAGTAAGCACCCCTTTTGATTTTAAAAGCCTGTTAATGGCAAACCGCGCGCTGATCAGTGCCGGTGAAAACGCAGACGCAAGCCGAGTGAACGTGCTGAACCTGGCTAACGCTATCGCTGCTTCAGGCGGTGGTAACGATGAACTTCAGCGAATGGTGGTAAACCTTCAGCAAATTAAAAACACTGGAAAGGCCACGGCACTTGATATAAAGCAGTTTGCTTATGCAGGAATAAATATTTACGGGGCCTTAGCTGAAGCCACCGGTAAACCTATTGAAAAGGTTCGGGAAATGGAGGTAAGTTACGACCTGCTTACTATGGCCCTGGCTAAAGCGCGCGGTGAAGGTGGAATGTTTGAACGCGGTCTGGAAAACGCCATGAATACAGTATCCGGAAAAGTCAGCAACCTGGGAGATACTTTCGATATGCTGAAGTTTAAAATTTTTAATATGGCTAAAGATGGTTTACCTTCTGCCATTGATGGATTTACAACGCTTATAGATTATGTTTCCAAATGGAAAGATGGTAATAAGGAAAACATTGCTACTATGGGCGAATTTGTGAAGGGTGTATGGGATGGCTTACGGCCAGCTTTGCTTATGGCGGCAGGGTTGTTTCAGTTTATTTTTGAAATAAGCAGTATGGTTATGCGTGCATGGAATAGTTTAGGAACATTTGGGAAAGTAATAATAGGAACAATGGCCGCAATAGTGGCCGGTGTTTGGTTATGGCAGAAAGCAGTAATAGCTTTAAAAACAGCACAAATAGCTTATAATTTTGTCGCTGCTATTGGTGCGGCACTGGTAGGAAACTACGCAGGTCTGGCCGCGGCTGGAATTATAGCCGTGGCAGGTGCTACCTGGTATTTGGTGGATGCGCAAAAAGCCAGTAATGAAGAAGCGAAAAAGGCAGGTGGAACACAAACAGCAAAGGCAAGTGTTTTAGGTAAAAAAACACCTGGTTCATTAGCTACTCCAGAAATACCCGGGCCAGCTGCACCCAAAGCTTCACCTACTGCACCAAAAAGCACCACTATTTCCATACGCTTTGAAAATGTGGTTCGTGAATTGAACCTTACAAATAACACCCCACAGGATCTGCGAAGGGTAGCGGATAAGGTGGTGGAATTATTAACCACAACCCTTAACGATAGCCAGCGAATGAGCGCGCAATAACATGGGACAGATAGTATATGTATTTCCAAATAAAAACGAATTAATAAATACAGCTGCAAGCAAACTTTCGAAGTTTTCACCAGAGCAGGCTATACGGGCTATTGGTGTAGATGAAGGCGTTTCGAGTATTAGAAAAGCGTTATTTGCATCAAGCTATTTGCCGGATAATAGGGAGCTGGGTGTTTCTAAACTACTGGGAAACCTTGTACTTTCAAACCTTGACATTTCTGGCGATTCGTATTTTGACGATAGCGGAAAAAAAATTTCTTTTCCAGATCTAAATTTTGATGCGGTACTGTTTGAAGTTCGAAACGTAAATAATATAGTTCGCACACCAATACAAGGCAGAAGGGGAACCGTGAAGCAGTACATTGGTGGCGGTGACTGGGAAATATTTGTTCGTGGGGTAATTAGCGGAAACAACGGCCAGTACCCAGACAAAGGAAACGGTGCTGGTGGTGATGATACCAATACTGTGGACGCGCTTGTTACTGCGCTTAACAGCAATATAGAACTAAACGTGAACAGTTGGTTCCTTACCCTGTTTGGAATTTATAAAATTGTAATTCTGGACAAAAACTTTTACCAGGAAGAAGGAACGTATTCTTCCCAGAAATTTACATTTCAGGCCCTTTCAGATGAAGACTATGTGGTTAATTTAAAACAGTAATGCTATGCTGGTACTTAAAAGTAAAATAAGAATCACACAGCAGCCCAGTACAGTGTGGCCAGACCGTAACAAATACTACGACTTTAATTTTCTTACCAGCTGTGAAATTGTAAGTACCTGGCAGAATTTAAGCGATACCTGCACCCTAACGGTTCCACAGAAGGTTCAGTTTGTTGATGATTTTGGGCAGGCATTTGATTGGATGGGTAAAAAAATAGGTGGCGGAGGTGATAATACTGCACCGCTTATTTTTCGCGGGGACAAACTAACCATTTACCTTGGCTACAATTACTACGACACCAGTAAAAGCCAGCGCGTAACCGAATTTAACATGGTGTTCGATGGCTGGGTGAATGAAGTGGAAAGCAAAGCCCCTATAACCATTAAGGCCGTTGATAATATGTGGAAATTAACACAGGTTCAGGCCCCAAACAAAACATGGACTGGCAAAACACTTCAGGAAATAATAAAAGAACTACTGAATGGAACCGGTTTTAAGCTGAAGGAAACAGTTTCGGGTAGCCCAGTGGCCACAAAGGTGGGCGACTTCGTTACCCAGAACCAAACCGTGGCAGAAGTGCTGGAATTTATGCGTAAGGAGTACCACATTGAATCGTTTTTTCGCGGCACTACACTTTACAGCGCAGCTTTCCGTTACTGGCCTGAAGATGTGAAAGACCACGTGTTCCGCTTTCAGGAAAATATAATAGATTCGGAACTGAAGTACCAGCGAATAGATGATGTTATAATGGGTGTAGAATGCCACAGCGTTGAAAAATTCAGCAGCGGAACACGAAAAGACGGCCAACCGAAGAAAGGAGTTAAAAGGCTTAATGTTTTTGCACTGTACGAACGTGGAAAGCTGAAGTTTTACGATGAAAAACCAGCTGGTTTTCAGGGTGAAATTAGAACATTGAATTTATTTGCAGCTTCAAAGGAAGAACTGAAAACAATGGCTGAAAAAAATGTTTACCGGCTAATTTACACGGGCTTCAAAGGTAATTTTACCACTTTTGGGCTACCGTATGTAAGGCATGGCGACAATATAGTTTTAAGGAATGAAATTTTACCGGATCAGGACGGAACCTACAAGGCGAAAGCAAACACTATTACTTTTGACCAGGCTGGGTTCTTCCAAAAAATAGAAATAGACCTTCGCGTGGATGGGTTCAGCACCAGCGAAGTTAATACAGGTTTATGAGCGCAAATAACAGGCAATTCATAGAGGCTTTACGCAGGCTTAGTAACACCTTCGGGGTGGACGTGCCTGGTATTGTATTCGCCACGGTGAAAAGCGTGGATGAAGAAAAACGAACCTGTGTCTGTGTTCCGGTTAACGATAAAAGCGCAGCTGAAATTCCAAACGTGCTAATTTCGGCCATTGAAAACGATGGCCAGTTAAAGTTTCCTGCCGTTAATTCGGTGGTAATTATTTGCCGAACAGCTAAGAACCAGCCGTTTATTTTAAAGGAAAGCGACCTGGCGAAGTACCTGTTAATAGCTGAAGAAATTATTTTTAATAGCGATGGATACGGTGGGCTTATTAAAATAGTTGAACAAACGCAAAAGTTAAACGATGCGCTTAGTCAAATTAAAACTGCGATTGATGCGCTTGCTTCAGCAGCAGACACTGGCATTAGCAGTGCTGGCGGTACGCCTGGTGTTGTTACTGCGTGGAATACTGCAAAGAATGCAATACAGAATTTTAATAAATCGGATTACGAAAATACAGACGTGGTTCATGGCCCCGCTTAAAAATTTGAACAAATGGCAGCAGCACAGGACTTTTTACAGGATGAAAACGAAGACGAAGTAATCACCAGCGGGGACTACGCAGTAGGCGAAAGCGATCAGTTCCACATAAACGATATTGTTTTGTCTGTACCTGGAACGTGGCGTGAAAACCCACAGGTCGGGGTAGCTATTGAATCATACCAAAGTAGCGCAGGCCAGCAGCAAAAACTAAATAGAAATATTTTGAAGCAGCTGGAAGCGGACGGTTACGTTGATGTACTAACCGAATATATTACAGCGGGTAACAAATTTGGTGTAAAAGTAGTAGCAGACAGGCCATGAATAAGCACGTTATAATATACGGGGAGAACATTTACGATGTTTGCATTGCTGTTTACGGGAATCTGGAAGCATTGCCTACGCTTATGAAGGATAACCCCATTTTAACCAGCTGGTCAATGGATCTGGCCCCACTTGCTGGACAGGTTCTTCTGTACGATGAAAGTTTGTATAACATTCTTCCTGCACAGGTAAATGCCACGGCCAAAATTTCCAGTACAATTAAATACTACACCGGCCAAAACAGACAAAGTATTTACGATGTGCTTATGCTTACTTACGGCAGCTTCGATAATTTACTGAAGCTGGTACAAGAAAACGGGGCTTCCTTACTGGAGTTAAATGCAAACATGAAATCGTTTACTTTCGATAGCAAGCTGACACAAAACCAAAATTTATTTATTTATTTGAATAATTTAGCACCAGCGAAACCGGCCACGCTTTACCTTGAAAGACAAGGGTTCAGGGTAGTAAATACACGCGGTTACAGGTTACTTAATACTGGTGGAAGGCGAAAAATAAGAAGTTAAAAAATGGCTTACGATCCTGAATTAGATAAGAATATTAACGAACTACCGGTGGCTACTACGCTTACGGGTAGTGAACTGGTCGAAGTAATTCAGGACGGTGTAAATAAGCAAACCACAGCCCAGTATATTGCCAACCTTTTTGGTGGCGGTGGTGGCGGTGGTATTACATGGGCTGGTACTTTAGGCTACATACCTATGGCTTCAGCTGAATCTGGTGGTAATATTACAACCATGGTCGATTCACCGCAAAGCTATTTAAACAATTTATTTAGTACAACATTCACAGCCCAGCCCAGCAAGCCTGCCGACTGGTTTTTATGGCTAAAGGGTGGCGCAACTTCTACCGATTACGCGGTTATAGACTGTTACATAACAGATACAGGAACAGGTTCTGGCAGTGTGGCCATACAAACGTCTAACGCAACAGCATCCTATATAAATGAATGTTTTGCTGGAAGAACCACAGCGCGAATACTTTCTTCAAAAAACACAGGCGAGTCCGCTTCTTTTTACACACAGGATACAGGGGCGGCTGCTGTTTCTGCCACGCTTTCATTTGCCATAAGTGTTGTGGGGTTTGCCGGTGGAAAGGTGTTAACAAATGATGGAAGTTTAAATATTGTAGAAAGCGTTACAACCGCAACCGAGTTAAGCTATGTAAGCGGTGCCACCAGCCCATTACAGGCACAAATAGACGCACTTGTTAGCGGACTAAGCTGGAAGCAGGCAGTACGTGTGGCCACCACAACAAACGGAACACTTTCAACAGCTTACGCCAATGGGCAAACAGTAGATGGCGTAGTTTTAGCCACAGGTGACCGTATATTATTAAAAAATCAAAGTACTGCCACACAGAACGGAATTTATGTAGTTAATGCTTCTGGCGCACCTACACGTTCTACGGATATGAACCAAGGTAGCGAGTTCCCAAGTGCAACCACTTCAGTAAGCGAAGGAACCACCAACGCTGACACGCAATGGGTTTGCACTAATGATTCTGTAACGGTAGGAAGTACGAATGTGGTATTTGTTTCAGTGGGTGGAACTTCTTATGTGGGAACAACAAATAGGGTAACTGTAACAGGGAACGTGATTGATATAGCTGCTACCTATGTGGGTCAAACAAGCATTACCACACTTGGCACTATTGGTACTGGAGTATGGAACGGAACAGTTATATCTGGGCAGTATGGCGGCACAGGAGTAGCGAATACAGGGTTCACAATGACCTACGCTGGGAATGTGGCTTTTACAGGTGCTTTTAACCCTACTTTTATATCAACAGCAACGGCCAGCTACACGCTGCCTTCGGCCACTTCCACATTACTGGCAAATAGTTTAGGGCTGGCTGGTGGTACAACCTTGATCGGTGGTAATACTTCCACAGGATCTATAATATTTCAGGACACCAGTAATTCCACTAATTCCCTGAACACAAACCATTTTATTTGGAAAATGACCACTGCTGCCGGTTCGCTGGAAGAAAACCTTCGTATGGGTAACGCAACGGGCGGGGAAATGAATCTCTACTCAATGGGAAACACCACCCAATACTGGTTAAGATCGACAGCAAATGTTAGTTATTTTAACGCTGCCTCCGACCTAAGATTACAATGTGGTATTAATAATTTACTTGTGGGAACCACAACATCTGTTTCATTACGGCAAGCCACTACCATGTTTACAGCGATGAATTTTACAGTTTGCGCTGGTACTGCTACTGTGGTTCCGTTTTCTTTTCAGGGTGGAACACTAAAAACGACAGCTGTTCAGTTCGGAATGGAAACAAGCAGCGAAGGGCAGCTATTTTACAGTCCTGCTGCCAGCCAGCGTAACTTTGTAGGAATGTGGGGCTATGTGGCCAAAACAGCGAACTATACAGCAACGGTTACGGATTATACAATAGACTGCACAGCAAATTCATTTACTGTAACGCTTCCTACTGCTGGGGCCAGTGTTACCGGTGTTCCAGCTGGAAGGGTTTATGTTATTAAAAACAGTGGTGCTGGAACCATTACAATTGCCACAACCAGTTCCCAAACTATTGATGGAACAACACCGCCAACTATTGCAGCGGGTGGAATTTTAGTAGTTCAAAGTACCGGATCTAATTGGATTATAATTGGTAACTAATATGAAAACAACCTACGAAAAAGCCCTTGATTTTGTGCTGGCAAAAAAGCACTTTGAACAAACGCACAAAGAAGAAACGAAGCTGCACCACGCGCTACGCAGATGTCACGATAGCTTTGCAAAGCAAATGGAAAAGATCGAAACAAAACTAAGGCGCGACACGCTTTCGTTAAGTTTGGAATATGCAAGCGAAGACGAAAAGGGCCATTTAATTGTGGTGGATAAAACAACCTACGTTTACACCAAAGAAAACCGCAAGCTTCTGGATGCTGGTATTGACCGCCTCCAGGATGCACTGGTGGAAACACCGGTGGAAGTTGAACCATACATGGCAAAGTCTTTACCCGAAGACCTTACCTATGAACAGAAAAAAGCATTCAACGGGTTTGTGTTAACGCTTAAAGAAACTGAAGAATGACCACCAGCGCAAAAATAGCTATCCCACTAACTATTTTAATACCTGTTAGCATTGCTATAATGGGGTGGCAGTGGAACCTTCAGGGCCGTGTAACAAAAACCGAAACGCAGGTGGAAAACGTGCGGGAAGACCTGCACGAAATTAAATACCTGATTAACAGAAACTATTTAATGAACAGCCGAAGGCTTGACAGCATTGCCGATAATGTTCAGGAAGTAAACGCAAATGTAAAACCACGCAAAAAATGATAAACTACACGCAGTTAACCCTTTTAATTTTCGGCCTTGCTGGAATACTTTTGCACAACCTTATTAAGCTTGATGCAATTAATAAGGAAAAGAAGGAAAACTTCAGCTTTGTAAAGTATTTGAAGGCTGAACGGTTTGCCATTATTATTGCTATAATAATTGTGGCACTTTCCGTAAGGGCTTCACAGGAAATAAAGCAGCTTGCAATTATAGGCAAATGGCTTGGGTTTGGCTTTGTAGCTATTGGTTACATGGGCCAGTCTTTGCTGGTTCACTACATGGGAAAAGCATCAAAAATAATCGGTGCCGAAGAAAAAAAGGAAGGCGAATGAAAAAGTTAATTCTTGCAAACATTATTTTCGCACTTCTTCTGGTTTTGGCCTGCTGGCTGGTGATTAACAGAAAACCAAAGCAGAACGCTCCTGTGATTCCTGTATTCGATAGCGTGGCGTATTATAAAGCCCGCTTTGATATCATAGTTACAGAAGTAGAAGAACGGGAACACAACGAGTTTTTAAGGCAATACAAAGCCGACAACGCTATAAAAAACCAATTCAATGAAGAAAAAAACACTGTTATTTTTACTGCTGATAGCCTTGATATGGTGTACAGGAAAAAGCTACTCGCAAGGCTTGACGCCACAAAATTTACCTATTGAAAAAAAAACAAACTACTACCTTATCCAGAATTTGGAATGCAGGGAAGTAGTAAAGGCCAGGAACACCACAATAGACAGCCTGAAGGCAATAAGCGCAGACAAAAACAAAGCTATTGAAGTAAGCAAACTGGAAGCTGGGGCCAGTAGGCGCGTAGTTTCAGCTTTACAGGATAGTGTTTCGGTAGCGAAAGCAGCCACGGCAGAAGCGGTGCAAACCGGCCAGAAACAAACCAGAAAAAAGCGAAACTGGCGTAAGGCCTTCTTCATAAGTTCGGCCATTGGTTTGGGCGAAGCGTTAATCATTTTTAAAAGTATTTCACTATGGTAACTTCAAAACAGTGCTTTAAAAAGTGGGGCGATCCTGAAACGCGCCACGATGAAGGTGGTTATATGTTTATGTGGGACGTTCCTGCTGAACTTGAAATAGGCGTTATACCGAAGAAATTATACTGTAACCGTGCAATGGTAGGCCCGCTTTCCATTGCCTTCAGGAACCTAATAGAACGGGGCCTGGTTACTGAATTAAAAACATTCGATGGCTGCTTCAATATTCGTAAAAAACGGGGCCTTAATTCACAGTCGTTACATAGCTGGGGAATAGCAGTAGATCTGAACGCGTTTGAAAACCAGTTAAACCAATACCCTAAACTATCGGATGAATTTGTTAAATGCTTCACCGATGCAGGGTTCGACTGGGGTGGAAGCTGGGCGCGAAAGGATGGGATGCACTTCCAGCTGGCAAGCATTCAATAAAAAAGCCCATGCGTAAACAGGGGCCGTATTTCGGTCTTCCAGTTAGCTGGGTATTCTTTGTAATCTATTGGCATTTGTTTTTTCTTTAACCCATGTTTTTACTTTGGCCAGTGTTTTCAAATACGTTCCATGAAAGCCTTCAGATGCAATAAACCTGCTGCCGTAAGTTATTCTGCAATAGTAACCACCATGCGGCCTTATTTCAGTGTAAATTCTGTAACCACAGTAATACCCAAACGTGCCGTATTTTGTTTTACTGAAGGCTTTGTTTAAGTTTCGGTTCATCGCTTATTTGCTATTGATTTTAAAAATTTAGGCTTCAAAATATTGTCGTGGGCCTGAATATGGCAGCCGCGGCAAAGTGCTATTAAATTGGCTGGGGCGTCCTGTTCATCCTTTCGCTTCTTCCCGAACTTCGACCTGAAAACAATGTGGTGGACTTCCACAGCCTTACCACCACAAACTTCACAGGCAATAAAATCAGCCGTTGAAAGGTTAAGCGATTCCAGGTAGTTCTTAACGTGTGGCTGCATTTAGCTTTCTTTTACTTCGATCCACTTTAACATTTGCATTTCTGGGCTTTTCAGAAACTGAACCAGTTCTTCATTATCTTCAAAAAACTTTGTTTGAAGCGTATTATTTGCCATGCGAAATTCCACAAAGGGTTTATAGTACACAGTTTCGTTTTCCAGGTACACCCCGTCTTTTTCCATTTCTTCTGCCGTGGCAGGAACCAGTTTACCATAGGCGCGAACATACACGCCAGGTTTATACCAGAAGCTGCGCTGTTTGTAAACGTATAGTGTGCTTTTCAGCTTCAGGAAGTACCGGTAGGAACTTATTTGAATCAGATTTAAAAATTTCATTTTATTAGTGTTTAAGGTTAGTCCTGGCAAGTACACCACGCGTTACCACATGAACCGCAAGAGTAGTCTGCTGTGTAAATTTTACCTTCGTGTGGCGGTCTTGCTGGTTCAATATGAATACATTCTTCAGCACTTTCACAAGGAAAATTTTTGCTGCATTTTTCGCAGGGTATAAATTCATCTGTGTTCATGATAAAAACCGTTGAAGGCCCACAGCGCAGGTAAGTATAGAATTTGCCCGCTGCTGAAGGCTTTTAATTTGTGATTGAATAATTTCTGGGTTCGTGGAAATATAATAACCTTCGCTGGTAGCAATAAGCGGAAGCAAAGACGCGCTTCGTATGTAATTACAGCACTTTCTTAGCCGCGGTTCGGATAGCTTCAGTTTCAGGCCCCGTTCTTTAAAAAAGGCATTGCACTGGGTTATAATAGCGGGCGCGGTGATAGGGTTCGCTTCAGTGTGCTTTTTAAAGCCCTGAATAAGAAAAGGAACCATTTGTTTTTCGCTTTCGTTCAGTTCCTGCGTTATTGTTTCAAAGTTTGTAATCATTATAATTTTATAGCGTTTATAGGCGAATTAATTTTGGAAATATGTGTATGAGATAGGTGGGTATAAATTTGTGTTGTTTTTGGTGAAGAATGCCCTGCTAACTTCTGAATAATTGAAATATCTGTGCCGTTTTCCAATAGATGCGTAAATGAACAATGGCGAAGTAGGTGGGTATGAACACGTTTATTTATCCCAGCTTTTCTGGCTAATTGTTTCACAACCTCACCAATACTCCTATCAGAATATTGTAATGAATTTTGACCATTTAAAATATACTCTTTTGGCTTGTATTCGTGGAAATAATTTTCAAGTATAGGTATTATTTGCGGTGAAAGCATTACCTGTCTGTCTTTGTTTCCTTTTGCAGCAATTATATTTATAACCATTCTGGATCGGTCAATGTTACACCATTTTAGATTTATTAGTTCTGAAACACGAAGGCCCGCGGAATAAAGAAGCGATAAAATAACCTTGTGCTTTGTGTTTTCACAAACATTAAACATTCGCTGAATCTCTTCAACAGATAAAACAATCGGCAGTTTTTTGTCGGATTGAGCTTGCTTTTAAAAACTTCCCTTCTTTTGCTGAGTACCATACGTCTTTATACATGAACTCGAACCCTGAGTCACGCATACATATTGAAATCCTTTCCCCTTTATCGGTGATAAGGATTATTGAGTTGAACACCTTGCGTATTTCAATTGTTCCGTCTTGCGATGTTGTTATTTCCATAGCCTTTATTTTGTGAGTTTATTATAGCATCTTTGAATAACGGCAGCATCCCACAAAGCGTTGTGCTTAAAACTCTTTATCAGATTTCCCTGTTCGTCAAAATGTAATATATCTCCGTTCTCGCTTCTTGTATCTGAAATAAATTCTTCT